GAATTTTCGTCTGATAGTGCCGCTCTTGACTAAAGCATACCACGGCACGCCCGCTTTATCGACCAGCACGCCCCGATTGGCGTTGCCTCTGAAGCTTAGCCCAGGCACATCACGAGGGCTCTTGTACCTCGACACCCCAGCACCGGTCAGTGCTGGTGCCAAGGGGATAGCCAAAAACTTGCCATTCCTGGGCGTTACCGTTCCGCCAAGCTCTTGAATGCGTGCATACACAACGTCACGCTCACCGCCCGCCCGCAAGGCCATCTGGTGGGCCGTGCCGTCGTCATGTACCTCGGTGCGTATCGAATTGCGCAGCCGCCCAGAGTGTACCTTGAGCAAGGTGGTCGCATTCTTTTTGCCCTCAGCCTCAGCCACCAGGGCCGACGATGCAAGGGCCTGGGCGATCTGCCTGGGCAGCGTCGCCTGAAGTTTGGCCAGGCGTGCCGATAGATCGGCTGGGCTCATACAGGCACCAGGGCACGCGGTAGACGATGGGGGCCAAGGATCTTGTAGACCTCGACAGGCATATCCGTCGCATCTCGGTAAGTCGTGCTGCTTCCGTTGGCACCTTGGCTGATTTTGCCTTGGCTTTGACGCAGATCCCAAAGGTGGCGCACCATCAGCCGCGCCGCATGTTGCAGCCAGTCAGGTACGGTCGTGTATCCCGCTGTGATGGTCGCCTTGATCGCCTTCTTCGACGTAGACCATCCACCGTGAGTACTGGTCGAGGTCAGCAGGATTGTGCCCACCTCGCTGTCGAAGATGGCGTAGTCGCTGCTGGGCACCAGATACGTCGATGTGTAGTCGCGATTTGGATCGTCATAGATAGAGGCCACCGCCGTCACAGGGAGCACATCGACCGTCAGTTCTCGGCCACCTTCGCCAGTATAATACCGGGTATACGAGGTCGATTCTGCGGTCGGTGTCGCGCCCACACTTGACGGCGGATAGCCGAGATAAGTGGCGATCACCCCACCAGCCACGCTGATTAGCTCGGTCAAAAGCGAATCGTCACCCGACCCAGAAAGGCCGGGGATCTGTTGCTTGGCTTCAGTAGTGGTGATCAGCGACATTTGTTAGACCCGGTTGTAACGAAGCGGGAAGTAACTGGTGAAATTGTAAGCCGGGCCAGTACCCGAACTCACAACGGCCACCGTGATCACCCCAGCACTGGCCAGCTCAAGTGCCGTTCCAACGCCCGTAGAGGCGAAGGTCAAGCTGAGAGGCGTACCAGCGACCATCGCAGATCCACCGCTTGAGTTGGTGGTGTGCGTTGCCAAGGTTACACCGCCCGCGCTGATCGTGGTGGTGATGTAGTTACTTGCATGGGTTGAAACTGAGGTCTTGGGAAGCAGGGCGATGCCAGTGATCGTGACAGCATTACCCGTCAGATTGATGGCGTATCCAGTATCATTGGTATTTGAGCCACTGACACCGATATGTGTAACTGCACTATCTTGGCCCATGGGGAGCCTCCTAAAGCGTGATGGTTAGAGCCAGTTGAAGCCAAAGCTGACGACCTTGGAAGAAGCCCCGCTCAAAGTACCGAAGTAGCTGCGATGGGTGGCGACCAAGTTGTACCCGCCGATGGTGATGTCTTTCATAATCTCGACCATAGCCATACGGCGACGGTAGTGGCTAAACTCACTACGGGATACGCCGATAATACCAGACTTGGCACCCGTGCCGGTGTATTTGCCAGTGGTGGCAAGGTCGGCTGTGAGCCAGCGGGTCATAACCAACGGCACGCCAGAAATGCTGGCGATCTGACCATTGAGAATGGTGGCCGCAGGGCCAGCCTTATCGACGGTCAAGATGTTGGTGTCGGTCATCAGCTTCTTGAAGAAGACCTCAGGCGAGCAAAGCAGCAAGGCATCTGTCGCCCCACGCTCACCAAGAGCACCCAGGACCTCCTCCATCACCTTGGCGATGGTTTGACCTGCACTTTGGTCGGTGGTCGCGCTGCGGTCGAAGGCGATACGACGCAGCCCCTTGAAGGCGCGGCGATGGTCGGCAGCCCCGCCCAGACCGGATGCACCCCAACGACTGCGGGTATTCCAAGAGGCAATGGTATCTTCATGGGTGGCGGTGCTGTCACCGTTGATCATCGCATCTTCATACCCATCACGCAGGGCACGGCCCAGACGGCGTTGGATTTCAGGCAGCAAGGGGAAGATGCTGTCCTCAAGTGCGCTGTCGTCGATCATGGTACGGCCTGCGAATTTGACAGGCTCAATGCTGGTCGACCCAGAGGTGGGGGTGCTGGGGGTGTACTTGGCGGGGTCGTCGCTGCTTATCTTGCCAGCGAGGTAGGGCCGGATCACATCGGTGATGGAGGGCATGACCATCGGGCCAGGGATGTCAACGGTATTGAAGAGGCCATCGATCCCAGGAGGGGCGTAGTACTCCTCGTAAAGAACAGGCGACCAATTGTCAGGAATCCACTCAGCGCCTGCAGAACTGGTATCGCTGATGGCCTTTTCAATACCACCGCGAATCTCACGAGGGGCTTGAGCAAGGTGACGCAGGATCTTCTTGTCGATGTTGGGCGTAGCCGCAGGGTCTTTGGGGCCATTACCCAGGATCGTGCGGACATGGTGGCGAGCAGCATGGAGCACCAAAAGCTCTTGATGCCAAGCGTCAACGGGCGCAGAATTGAAGAGGCCAGCCTGCTCAACTTCAATCGCTTGGCCCGCAAACTGGACCTTCTGCATACCAGACTTCAGGCAGACTTCACCCTTGCCACCCATGAACCGCTGGAAGTTGCCACCGATGGGCGCGGTCATTTGGGGGTTGTGGGCGCGCTCTTGCAGTGCCTGAAATTTGACGGTCAAGTCTTCGATAGCCCGCTTCTGGGCTTCATCGTTGCCGGTGAGGGTGGCCAAGGTCGCCTTGGCCTGGGGGAGGAAGTCTTGGACTTCTTGAGGGGTGACGCTGGAGGCCATCAGTTTCCTTTAAACCACTCTTCGAGGGTTTCGTTTTTGGGGGGTTGGGGTTGGGATCGAGACAATGAGCCAGCAGCAAAGATGCGTTCAAGCAGCTTGCTCGCGAGCTCGTCAAGGTTGATACTGGGCATTGATCGTTGAGCCAAAGCTTCTGGGTTGGCTGGTATCGCCACCACAGATACCTCTAAAAGCTCGCAGTCGTAGTACACATAGCCGTAGCCATCGGTATAGGCGGGGTCGTTCTGGGGAAGCAGTGACCGCTGGGTGACGCGGCCCGGCATGAAGCCGACAGAGACGGCGCTCAAACTGCCTTCCATCACTTTCTGGGCGACAAGTTGAGACTTAGGGTCTGTACCCCAGACCACCTCGACCGTCAGGGCACCAGCAACCACACCAACTGAAGCAGCACGCCCTACAGTGGCCTCAACTTCGTAGCAGTGATCAACCTGAATAACCGGGTTCATGCGGTAGTTATCCAGCATCCAAGTGCCTTGGTCTACCACGTCGTTGTAACGGTCTGGCGCCGCCGTTGACGCGATGAATGTGGCACGCTCCATGGTCGGAGGTGCGACAGCACGATTCACCAGCATCAATCTGCGTTTGACAGCTTCACTCATTGGGTCACCTTTGGTATCGTCGTACATCGACAATTCACGCACATTCCAGCAGCATCGAAATCACCTGGGCCGCTACCCTTCTTGCCAGCATACTCACCAGATGGCACCGTAAACACACCACCAAGCTCGATAACTTGGCCGTCAAGGCTTTGGTGGGCCTCACGCACGCTGGCATCGCGTGACGATAGCCATTCGCGTTGGATATGGACGCCCGTGTCAGCATGCACATTCTGCCAAGCAGCCTGGGCACCTGCGTTTGTGCTACGCGTCGTCTCGGTGCGTGCGATGGCCAGCGACCGACTTGGTGAGAATCCGGCTGCGTTGGCGATAGATGCTTGAATATCGTTGACCGTCGCACCCGACTCGATACCGTCAGCAATGATGGCCGCAATCGTATCGCGTGTCGTCGCGTTGCACCTGGACACCATGACACCCAAAAGCTGCTCAGCAACAGGGTCAACGCGTGCAACATCGAGGCTATATCCCACTGCACTGGCCGCCCGCTTGTAAGCCACTTGCACGCCGCGCTTGTAGGCTTCTCTGGCGAAGTATGCCAGTAGGTCTTGTACTTCTTTCGGGAAGATGGCGTCAAGTGTTGACGACAGTAAGCCCGATAAGTCACGACTTACAGATTTGTGTGTATCGCCATACCGATTGGCGATCTGCTCAGCCTGCTTGGCCAGGCCCTTCTTGACCGCGATGGCCAGGGCCGCCTCGGTGGGGGTGTGTACCTCGCTCAGCCAGCCACGCCACAGGGTAGCCCTCGCAGCCTCCACAGGGTCGAGGTCTTCGGGGTCTTCAGGATTCATCGGCTCAGGCGCATCTGGGGGCTCAGCAGGCTCGACAGCAGGGGCTGCGGGGTCGAGGCCCCTGGTTAGCCAGTCGCTCAGGGCCTGGGTGGTCGCGGGGGTGGGCTCGCTGACAGCAGGTGCCAGAGGGGCATCGTCGAAGCCCTCATAAGAGGCGGCCGCTGCGGGGTCAGCACCCAACATGACCCAGCTCGATATACGATTCAGGCGAGCGTCACGGCTCTCTTGTAGTGGTGCGACGCTGCTAAAATCGTGCTGGATCTGGATGTCAGGCCCCCACCCAGACGCCACCTCGGTCAGCATGCTGTCGAGCACTTCGCTCAAACCTACCAGATTCTGCCAATAGGTGGCCATCTGCTCGCGAGACGTCGCGTAATTGGCAGTCGGCAAGCCCACACGAGCAGGAGGTACACCAAACGCGGCTAGGATCGTGTCGCGCGTCATTACGCGTTGAGTCGTGAATTCCATATCGCGTAGGGTGTACGCTGGAAACTCAACATTCATCTCAGCAGGCAAGGCCATAGCAGGCGCATTGTCGGCCACGATCTTCGCATAGGCATCGACAACCGCCTTGCGTTGCTCGTTGGTGAGCATCGTGCCCTCAGAGGGGCTGAATATTGCCGATGGGCGGCCTTGTTTCGATTGGCTGGCTGACAACTCAGCTGCCGCAAAGTCGGCTGCAAGGTCTTTGGCCAGGGCCCGGATCAGGCCCTCACCCATCAGACCCTGGGCACCGTAGGCCCATTGGGTCAGATGCGCATGCACTACCAGATCTGAGGCATAGGTGGTCGGAGCACCGCCGTAGGGCGTGTACTCATACCCTTCAGCAAATCCAAAAGGCCCAGGGACGGGGCGCACGCCTTCTGGGTGCAACAAGGGTAGGCTGGTCGGCTTGCGTTTGTCGCCAGTCTTGAGAGCATAGCCATTGCCGCTCAGCAGGATATAGGCCCACATCTGGCGCTCCCAACCGACACGACGCTGGCCGCTGGTAGGCCGATTGAGCAGGCGACGCAACTCAGGGATCTCGACTACCTGGGCGCTCTTGCCTTCGCCCTTGACGATGCGCAAAGGCAGGCTCGATAGGTCGGTGGCGATGTCGTCAACGCAGGCACGCACCCAAGGAAAAGCCACGATGGCGGCCATAGATGCGACTGGATTGTATGCCTGATACACTGGCGTACTGACCTGGGCAGTCAGCAAAACGGGCATCTTTGGTGCTTCCGACACCAGCCCAAACGCCCGCAATGTAGATTGCCACCAGCCCATGATGGCAGCGTATAGAAGCCTGGACAATCTGTCAAGCAGTCTATGGATAACTGCGACAATTTGTCATAGACCCCATGCGGCATCTTGTCTCTGGAGCCACAAGCATAGGTATCGAAGGGCATCTAAGCTGTGATTGTTGACGTCTATCGGCATCTCTTTCACTTTGTCGCCCCACAAATAACCCTCGATCTCACGTATCAGATCGACGCAGCAATCATGCACCAAGATATGGGGCTTGCCCTCAGCATCAGGTTGCAACCGGCTTGCGACCGCATTGATACCTTCTCTGATGTCTTTGGGGCTTGCGACCGTCGCAATATCGCATTCACTCAGCAGCGTGCGTCGCTGGTCGAGGCCAGCAGAGTCAGCGATAGACGCCTCGATATTCTCGTCGCCTGTGAGTGTATTGATGGTGTGCCCATTGGCGATCGTCGTGTGATTAGTACGGTACAAACAGCGATAAACGTGTAACACATTATCAGCCGGGTCACGTGCCACCCATAGACAGCAGAAGGGGTCACGCACACCGAAGTCAATGGCACGCCACCGACGCCACTCAGTCGGCAAGAGTCGGCTGGGGGTCACATGCAGATCTCGCCGCCATTGAGGCCACACACGCCCTTCCAACTGCGACCACTCGCCACGCTCACGCGCCGCTCGCTCATGGTCGCCGAAGCCGCTCAGCAGCTCTCTCAGGGTATCTTCTGGTACAAAGGGGTTGTCCAAGCCGTATATAACTGTAGCGCCTACATTTGACGGCACATCTTTGACGTAACGCTCATAAACCCACGTAAGCCCCTTCAATCCTGGGGTAAACGTAATCAATGCGCGTGCGTCATAGTCGGCCAGCCGCATCAGCAGCTCATTCCATGCGGGCTGATCACCGGGTTCCTCATCGACCCAGGCTCCATGGATCGCATCGCCTTGGAAGCCCTCACGCGTCTGTGCCCAGGCTTTGCAGAGTATCTTACCGCCATTTGGTAGGATCGCCTCAGCCTCGTTGTCAGCGCCCCAGTTTCGCTTTTTAGTGCCTTCTGGAAGATACTTGTCGAGCTTGTCTCTGATGTATCGACGGCTATCTGGGAAGGTCAGCGACACAGCCCAGATCATGCCAGGGCCCGGCTGTATGACGCTGACATCGATGCCGTTCTCAACGCCCCACTTCCTCACATCTGGGTGGTCGCGGCCAAGCGCATGCGCGACCGCCCATTGAGCGCCCAGGTCTGTCTTTCCAGCACGATTGCCGCCATTGACCAGCACGATCCGCTTGGTGGCATCGAGGGCCAGGGCCGCTGCTCGCCTCTGACTGGTGCGAGGCAGGGGACGATCCCAAAGGGCCGCATAGGCCAGGGGTCGGGCTTTGCGACGACGGGCCAGCTCGACCAAGATGGTGTATTCTTCTTCGAGGGCTGCTCTACTTGGGCGTGACACTACGGGCAACTTTTAGCCGGTCAATCCTGGCTATCAGCTCAGCGTCACTTGCTGACGACAGTGGCGATGTCACTTCGTGTTTCTGGGTGGCTGTCAGGCCAGCACGGTCTACAAGATCTTGTAGTGCCCTCACCTGCTGAGGCGTGCCCACAATATCGCCTTGTGCAATCTGGTAGAGGGTATCGATACAGGCGTCTATGCGTGCCTGCAACGTCTCTGATGCGTCAGAGAGTCTTGATGCAAGCTCAGCATCCAGCTTGTCTTTGACCTTCTTTAGCTTCAGTGTGCGTGCGACCGTCGCATGATCGACGCCTATCCTGGCCTCTATCTGTCGCAGACTTGCACCGCCCAGACGCAGCGCCAATATCTCAGATTGTCTGGGCGTCAGGCTGTCGCGGGGTGGTGATGTGGTGCCCTTAGCCGCCTTCATTGGCCACCCCCTTCGCTCGCATCGACCCAGTACCACCGCCGCCCAATCAAGATGGCATTGCTCACACCATCGTCGCAATAAACCCGGACGATGGCATCATTTTCGATGGGCACCGACAGGTAAGACGACCCAGGTATGATGTGGGGCGTGCCCTTGCTCAAGTCGAGCGTCGCAAAGTCAGCCTCAGACCAGCATTCGCCGCCATTGGGGCTGGTGTTGTGGGCCATGACGGGGCGGATCTTGGTGGTCGTGCCCTCTTTCACGAGGCACCGAACCGCACTTGACCACGATTGCGGCCCCCTGTAGGCGTTGAGGCTGGTCTTCTCTTCGGTGCTCAACATCAAGGGTATCTGATGGGGGCGGTGGGGTTGCTCGACACGCGGGGGGCGGCCTGGGCAGCTTCGGCTGTGCTTCTTGGCCTCGCCGGTACAGGCGGGGCATGGGTGGCGACGTGTCATACAGGCATGGTACCCGCACGCATCATAAGCGTCAAGCAGAAAGCAGAAAAGCACCGGTTTCCCGATGCCCTCCAGCCCTCGACACTACGACTTTTTTTGAAGTAGA